TGAAGGCTTGTTTGCGAGCACAGGCAAGCTGGAACATTCCCTCGCCCTCTTCCTCGGTCTCCGCCTGAGCCAGATACATCTCCTTCGGAGTGTCACCGGAAAGACCCGCCGCGACCGCGATCAGCATGGAACTGGATTGACGCAACTCGACTCGATCGAGGTTGAGGTAGAGGCCGAATCTGGTTTCGTGGTCGACGTCTCCGAGGATCCCGCTTCCGTAGACGGCGGCGAGATCTGCGGCGGGCTGATGTTTTTTTTTACTTCCCCGATGTACGCCATGAATTGCGCCAGAAGCGCCAGCGTCTCCGCCTCCGTCAGACCACCATCCGCAAAGGCTTTGACGCCGAACGCTTCTCGCACGGCGGCGAGCGTGTGTGTCAGCGAATCTTCATCGTCCTGCCTGATTCCCTCGATGTCCCGCTCGGCATCGAATTCCTTGTGAGCCCGCAACGCACGCCACGCCGTCAACGGGTCGACTGCCCGGTTCTTCGAGCCGTCCCAGAATGAGAAGATGGCGCGGTTGCGGTTGTTCTTCCAACGCCTCAGCCAGTTGAACATAAATCAGCTTGTGGTCTGGGTGTAAAGGACGCCGGCCGACGCATGGCATTCCCACTCGAGCAGCAGCCGGGCAAACTTCGTCCCGCGCTGCGTCTCGATCTGGTTTCGCAGAAACGCCAGTTGGTACGTCCGGAAAAGGGACGTGCTCCGCAAAGCGACTTTATACGCCTTGCTCCCACCGGCCATCAGGATTCCCGCCGCGGCCACCTGTCCAATCGTGGTCCCCTTGGCGATGCAGATGCACTTATCCGCGACCGACGGATCCCACTTGGAAAGCTCCATGCGGATGTAGTGGATTTCCCCCAGATACTGGACGTCGATCGGGGGGCCGTCGTCGCCGCCGTTCTGGTCCCCCGGCACATTCAGGAAGAACGGCGTCTGGGAGATCTCGACGCCGTTAATCGAATACCCGAGGGCTTCGAAGGCACTGGCGTTCGTGTCGGTGTAAACGTGACACGCACCGGGAACCTGAATTGACTCGGCCATGTTCGCACCTAGCGGTTATTCGGAAGCCGACGGCCGGGGTAGAAGTTTCGCACCCGGTCGCGGATCAAATTCAGGTTTTCGAAGTCCATCGTGCTCGGTCCGTCAATCGCCGGCGTTCCCGCGTCAATCTGAGGCTGCAGGTTGAACACGTTCTCGCCCTTCCGAAGACGTTCCAGATGGGCCTCCGCCGTCTCCATCGCGGTCTTGTACTTGTCCGGGTCGTACAGTGGGCGCCGGGCGTAGATCAGCGACATCGCGATATCGCACGTGATGCGCTTCAGGTACGACAGGCTGTTCCCCGTCAGGCTCGTCAGATCCAGTTCCGTGTACCGGCCCGAGGAAAACAGTGCGGCCTCGATGTCCCCGGAGGCATCATCGAGGCACGCCTGTGCGATGGCATTCCCCGGCGTACCGACCGTTGCCATGTCGACAGGCGACGCCTCCCGGTTGTCGTCGGACACAAGCCCGCCGATGTCCCGGAAGTCGTAGCGCTGCATCAAATCGGCAACGGACGCATACGACATGGATCAAACCGCAGCCGTGAACAGGAACCCGGAAACGCTGGCGACCACCTTGAAGTCGTAGTTCTCGACCACCCGCAACATCGTGCGGCGGTTGATCGGATCGTTCATGGTCTCGGTCGTCATCTCTTCGAACATGAAGAACACGCCGGTCGAGAAGCTGGGGGCGCCGAACACCCCCATCAGCCCACCCGGACGGGCACACATGAACGGAGTCGCGTCGGGCATGACGTAACTCGCCACGCGGGTCGCACCCTTGCGGCTCGTGACCTTCACCGTCTTCTCGACGATGATCGGGAAGCCGTAGAGCTTGTCCGGCAGACCGAAGATCGCATTCCGTCCGGGAAGTTCCCCGCGGATCTGCGCCAAGGCTTCCGGCGACCCCTTGATGTGGTCGACGATCTCCTGCGACTCGCTCATCAATCGAGCGCACGTCGGAGAAATGACCACGATCAGGTCGTCGACGCTGGCACCCGCGAGGGTGTCCTGCAGGATGATGTTTGCGGCGTAGTTGAGCGACCGCTTGATGTCCTGCCGGGCCGTAGTCGACGCCGACCATTTCCCGGTGTTCCCCGTGATCCCGGAAGCCACGTCGGCCGTGTGCGTCGAGTCGTAGTTCCCGGTCGTGGTCAGGCCGGTGACTGCCAACTGCGTGCGGGCCGTCATCGCCTGCTGGGCTTTCTTGGTGGCGTACTCCTGCCGGATGTCCCAGGCCGCCTGATCAATCGTCAGGTCGCCAAGGGGCACGCCGAACAGATATCGCTGGCACTGGTACGCCAGGAACGTGTGGTCGTCCACGTCGCCCCAGTATTCCGGAGCGCTGGCGCCGTCCGCCCATTTGAAGTTGGCCAGGTTCGTGTTGAGGATTCGGCCCGCTTCCTCGATCGTGACCTTGCGGTAGTAACCGGCAACCTTCGTAACCGGCTGGATCTGGCAGTACTGGTTGACCGCGAAGTCCCGGATATTCCGGGAGAAATCGACCGTCAACTTCCCAGACGATTCAAAGTCCGGGACGAAGACGTTATTGACTGCTGGTGCCGTGTAAACCATTGCGTCGCTCCCATTGCTGGAGTTTGAGGCGACGCTGTAGAATCCACTTGTCTAGGGTGGGATTCCGGGTCGCCCGGAATTTCAATCCGGCCCCGTCTCTCGCACTAACGAGGGACGGGGCTTTTTTCATCACGTGAATGCCGTTGGCGTTCCGTTGTAAATCACGACCTGCACGTCGCCGTATTCACCGACGGCCGTGTCCTCAAGCGCGATGGCTCCGACTTTCGGCGGATGCCCCGTTCGCGGATTGCGCACCCCCTGACCGCTGGTGTCGCTGGTGATCTCGTCACCGGCCGACCAGCCGCCCGTGCCAGCTCGCAGCTTGCAGGTCATGCCGTTCGTGAAGACCTGCAACTGATCGCCGACGACGGCCGCTTCCGGCGGATCGGTCGTGTAAGCCGGCACAGGAGCGGTGCGCGCCCCCTGCTGGCTGATGCCGACGATCCTGTCGGAGGTCGCAGCGACCTGAATGACGGTGTTGTTTCCCGAGATCTTGACGAAGCGGCTGACAAGGATCGTGCCGCCTGCATTCATTGCCTTTGGCTGGTTTGCAGACATATCTGTCTCCTGCGGTTTTCGTTATGAATTACCGGCACCAGCCGGGATCAGTGAGTCTTGACGGTCGCGGTCGATTCCTTCTGGGCCTCACGCAAAGCGTCGTGCCAGGTGATGTGCACGCCGTTTCGCGACTTCTCCAGATGGATCCCCTTGGCCTTCTCGTAGAGGGCTTTCTCGTCCTCGCTCCCGCGGTCCTGCGGAATGCCGGGCGTCGGCAGCCGGCGGGAATCAACGGGAGCCTTCTGGTAGTTGGCGCGGATGCGATCGACGTGACGATTGAACTGCTCGTCGCTCATCTCCGTCGCGTCCTTCAGCTCGTCTTCCATGCTGAAGACGTAGCCCTCGTTCATGCGGAGGGCGGTGAGCTTCGAATACCGATCGGCGGTGCGTTCGCGTGCCTCGGCTTTGGCGACCTTCTCTTCCGCTGCCTGAACTCGAGCTTCGAGCTTGGCGTAGCGCGCCTTCTCGTCGCTTTCCTTGGCGAACTTCGAAACAGTGCCGGCGGCTGCAGTGGTCGCGGGATCCTCGACCGTCCCGTCGGCGGCGTATGACTTCTTTCCGTTCATTTCTGCGTCCTTTTCGGATTCAGGGGTATCGCCTTCAACGGGGCGTTCGTTCTTCTCGGGTTCCCCGTCCTTCGGGGCTTCCGCCTTCGGATCGGCGGGGACCTTCTCCTCTTCGGGAGCAGGCTTCTCACCCGGGGGAGCTTCGTCGGGAATGCCATCGACCGGGTTTTCGTCGTCGGAGCCTTCGGCCTGCTGTGAGGCCATGTCGGCTTTCACGTACTGGACCCAGTCGAGCTGTTCGATGGCGTCCACGATCTGTTTCACGTCTTCCGGAGTCAGAGCCATCGATAGGCCTCCTGTCGCTGCAACCGGAGCGGCAGCGTGGTTTTTCTTGTCAATGTCGTCCGAAGGGACGAACACGCTTCCCACGGCAGGCGATGCCGCGGAGTACTTCTGAACCGTTCGCCCGTCCGCTGTGCGGTGGTAGCTCACCATCCCCATGTCGAGGCGTGGCGTTTCGGCCCCCAGGGCGGCGATGGGATCGAAGAATCGATCTTCCATCCGATCTTCAAGCCACAGTTCGGGGGACCGCCTGCGAAGGCGTGAGAGCGTCTGAGCGTCTTCCTTGTGGTGCCACTCATCCGCGAAAATCGCCCAGCGGGGGTTCTTGTTCCCGATCTGCCCTAAGCGGTAAGGTCCGGCATAACCCAGCACCTTGGGCATCGGAGCCCCGGCCGCGAAGTCTTCCTTGGTCGGCGTGTGCCCCTCGGTGATCGGTGAGAAGTCGCCGGTGTCAGCAATCCGCTCGTTGCATCGGGCGGCAATCGCTGCCAGTTCGTCTTTCCCGTAGACCACAGCGTTTCCGCTGCCGTCTTTCGTGGCGTGCTCGGCGAAGACTGGAACGTCGGAGACACGTTCGAACTTATCTTCCGGGAACTTCTCGCAGGCGACCTTCTCGAGCTTGTCGGTGCCCTTGGATTCGCGCCACTGCCTGAAGCAGACCGCGTTCCGCTGGTCCGTCTCAGGGAATTCGCCGGACAGAGCTTCGTGGCAGCGCGAGACGAACTCGGCTTGCTCTTCGGCGGCGGTGGGCGTGGGTAGTGGCATGGGGAAATAAAAAAAGCCCGTCCCCTCGCGTAATGCGAAGGAACGGGCTTTGAGGTTTCTCGTGGTCCCGTGAACTGATTGTGTGCCGGCTGTCCGGCGTTACTTCACCTTGTTGCGGCGGGTGGTGGTCACGTGGAAGTCAGTCACGTCGTTTTCGACAATCTTGACTTCGAGCTGCACAACCCCGTGGAATCTATAGTGACCGAGGGAGTCTTTGAGAGCGGTCTTGATCGCGCAAACGATCTGATTGATTGCGCCCTCGTTCTCCTGAAAGGCAATCTTG